AAAAGAGTATTTTTAATGGAATTATTAATTCCCTATATATCTATTTTCATAAAAAAAGGTAACCGTCGGTGGAAAACTGGGATAAGTATATGATATTAAAAAGGAATCTCGGTTACCTTTATGGGGTAACTTTGGGGTAACCAAAAGGTAACCAAGGTAACCTTTTGGACGTAATTTCGAATGGATAAGCCCATGATACGGGTTTTTTTCAAAAAATAAAGGGTTTTTATGAAAAATTTTTACGATTGCTATTACTGCAAAAAAACGCATTTGGCCGGGGAAATGGTAATGCGAACGGTCTATAAATCTACTCGCCGGGGAACGTGTAAAACGTGTTGCCGGGATTATAAAAGGATGCATAGGGCTAAAAAAGATCCGGATAATTATTTTTTGTGCGGAGAGTGTAAAAAACCGTCGCATCGTGCGCATCGGGGGGCGGGGCCGGAAGCAATTAGATTAATAACGCAATGTAAATATTGCGGTTCGGAAAACTTGAGGGGGATGGGTGAAAAAGATCAAGGGCCAATTCATGGCCAAAAGTTTTGAAAAGATTTTTGAGGGGACGGATATTAAGTATTGCGGGGTTGATTATAATCATTCCGTTTCTGGAGAGTATTATTATTTTAAATTCAGGGTTGGGGTTCCGGCGGGATTAATTACCGTGATGCGGAATAAAATTGTTCGTCAATTTGAAATAGTGGGGTTGACGTTGCGACCGAATAAGTAATAAAAAATAAACAAATAAAAAAGGGAACTTTAAATGCATCTAAGCGACACGGAAAAAGGAATCATCCTAGCACTACTCTATTCCAAAACCCCGCTCGGGGTTGCCGAGATTAAGGCCAAATTAAACAAGGCGGAAATACCGGAGCATGTTACCTATCAACGAGTAAAATACTTTTTAAAGCGCATGGAAATGCGAGGGGAACTAACCCAACCGGAACCGCGTAAATTTTGGGTTACCCAAACCGGATTGACCCACGTTAAAAAATCGAGGGATTTTTTGTTTTCTTTGGCGTTTTGAGTAATAAAAAACGTATTTTCGAGTAAAAACAGGGGTTTAATAACCCCTTTTTTGGTTGTTATTTGTTAATACATTTGTTAATATATAGTTAACAAAACAAAGGGTAGGAAATGAAAACAATTGAATTATATATAAACAAAAAAGTTGATAGTTTCGGAACAAAAACGGTTATTTTTATGGCCAAAGAAGGGGGTATTTATATTGCCTCAAGGGATGAGGGTTCGCACCATGAACTAGAAATAGGTGAAAAAGTACATGATGCGGGAAAATGGGATAACCCGGATTGCACATTAAAACAAACAAAAACGGCCCTTTAATTAGGGCCAAAAAATAAGGGGTATAGGATGAATACTGTAAACGTACATTTTATAGGTTATAACAAAAAAGACCTTCCGGTTTATGGGTTTTTTGTAGGGGATGAATTAAAAGAAAAATCAACAAATAAAGATTTTCTAATAAAAGAAATGGAAAAAGTAAAAGGGCAAAAATATTGTCGTGTTTGCGGTATGTTTGAAAAAACGTGTATGTGTTCAAGTAAATAAATAACAAAATAAGGGGTAGGAAATGAAATCAGAAAAACACGGGCCATTGACATTAAGATTGGAACTAGAATTGTCACCGGAGGAATATGGGACGTTATCAGAAATTTATAATTCCAAAGGAAAAAAAGAGTTAACGGAAAAAGTCGAGGGCGGATTGAACAATTGGATTTTAGAGATGTTGTTAGATCAAGAGCCGATGGATTATTAAATAAAGGGGCAGGGGATGAATTTAATTCAATCTGAAGTTAGGTTTTTAAAAAGACATAATCGCCCTTTCCAGGCGTTTGCCAAAAAAGAATGGGGTTGTTTGCGAATGGTTTTAATTGACTTGTCGTTAGTAGCTTATGGTGATGTTAGGGTTTTGCATTTTATAAAAAGAAAAAAAGGCCAATGGTATAGGGATAGGAAAAGAAAATATTTTAGGAAGGTTAATAAAAGTTCAAAAGGTTTATGGATTTTGTTCAATAAAAAAAGATTATATTTAAAAGGGGTATAATCATGTTTGTTATTTGTAAAATAGATAAAAATAAAAATAAATTATATCTGATGTCTTTTTCTCAACAAATGCCCGTTTGTTCTTTTGATTATAAAATGGCAAAAATTTATTCTATAAAATGGGCCAAAAGAGTTTTAAATAAAATAGAAGACGATTCCGGGGTTTATTTTATAACTGATTATGAATCCATTTTTATACACGAAGAAGTACATAAAATAAAAAACAGCTTGCTAGAATTAATAGATGCAGTAGAAATATTAGAAGCAAAGATTAGGTAAAATGAAACCCGAAATATTACATATAAGAATAACGGAAAACCAAAAACTTTTTTTAGAAAATAATCCGGACGGCAAAACGGACGCATTCGAAAAAATGTTTAACTTCATTATGGAAAATTTTGATTTATACGAGGATTTTGTAAACCGAGAGGAAAATAATTTAAACAGGGAAAAATAAAATGATGGATAAATGGAATTTTTTTTTAAAATGTGAGCATGGTTTTGGGGATCATTTGAACCATATTGTTTCTATTAAAATACAAGTTCCCCATGGTAAAAAAAGTAAAAAACAAGCTATTCGCTCAATGCGAAAAATAATTAAAGAGTTGCCAAGTAATTTTTCAGTTAAAAAAGTTAAAAATTATAGCCTTATTAAATTTGACTCATACGACTAAATTTTGACTCTATACCCCAAGGAGTTTATGATAAACTCTAAAAGGGAACCAGGAAAATTATTATGGCCATGGGGCGACCAACAAAATACCCAAAAACTAAAAAATCCGAAGAAAAAATGATTGAAAAAATAATAGATCACTTATCAAAAGGTTTTTCCACGGAATCAGTTGCGGGGTTGTTGGGTATTTGTAAAGATACCCTTTACGAATGGAAAAAACAGCATGATAACTTTTCCGACGCCATACAAAAAGGAAATGAGTTATCGCGCCTTTTTTGGGAAAAAACCGCCGTTGAAAATATCACTCACACCAAAGACGGCAAACAAGTAAATACCGCCCTTTGGATTTTCAACATGAAAAACCGTTTCAAATGGCAAGAAAAACCCGAATCCGAAATTGCCGAAAAAGATAATAATATAAATCTAAATATTACCGTCGAGAAATAGAATGATTATTTTTAAAAGGGCCTTTTATTCTTTTTTATGGATAAGGGCCTTTTATTCTTTTTTATGGATTTTATTTTTTATCGTCGCATTGCCTAATTGGATTTTATGGGGGGACGAGTTCCCATCGAAAAGGTTTTTAAAGGCATGGGATTCTATACAAGATAAAATTACAGAACTAACAAACGGTTAACAGTGGACGTCAACCTAACTTTATGGGAAAAACAGAACGAGTTTATCCACGCCCCGGAAAAATCGGTTTTACTCCAATGTGGGATCGGTTACGGAAAAACTTTTTCGGGTTGCCTGTTTATAACCTTGTCTGTTTTTAAATACGCCGGAAAAAACTTTATGATTGTTTCGCGGGATATTCCGCAATTCAAAAAGGCGGTTTTGCCTGAATTACTTTCAATATTTAAAATGTTTAGTCTCGTCGAGGGCGTCCATTATAAACACGACAAATCATCCCAAACATTTACTTTTTGGAATGGGGTAACGATTTATTGTGTTGGGGCGGTTAACTACGATTCGGCATTTCGAGGGCCAAACATTTCTATTATCATGGCCGACGAGGCGGAATATTATAAACCGGAAGCATGGCGGGCGATGCTCGGGCGGTTGAGGGTTGAACCTGAATTGTTACGGATTACATCGACTCCGAACGGGTTTAATTTCGTTTCGGATTATTTCGATAATAACTCTCCAGATAAAAAAATATTAATCGCCCCTACTTGGGAAAATAAATCATTATCCGAGGAATATGTTGAAATGCTTCGCTCGACTTATTCCCCCCGCTTATTTGAACAAGAATGCGCGGCGAAAAGATTATTAATTAACGTTGGGGCGGTTTATAATGAATTTTCCCGCGACGTCCACGTTAAACCATGCCGACACTTATTATCAGATCAAGACCAATTATATTTTTTTACGGATTACAATATTGCAAATTATTGCGGAACCTATATGTTTTACGATAGGGCCAACGATATAGTTTATTCGATTGGCGAGGAACATTTAAAATTTGAGGGTTCTAGGATCATGGCCAAAAAGATCAAGGCCAAATACCCAACCCGCCCCGTAATCGTTATCGGGGACGCGACCGGAAACAACAAAAGGGACGTTGCTATAACGAAAACCAATTATGAACATTTTAGGGACGCCGGGTTATTAACCGAGCGTTTCAAGAATCCGCCCGTCGAATCGCGGATAATATCGGCAAACTCAAATTTGTATCATCGGAAGCATTTCATTGATCCGAGTTGTAAAACCCTTATTAAAGACTTGGAGCTAACCGCATGGAGCGAGGACGGAAAGTCGATTGCGAAGGATAATATTGATCTCAGTCACGCCTCGGATTCTTTTAGCTATGGGGATTGGTTCTTTCATGGAATAATCAAGAAAAGAAAGGCCAAATTTACGGCGTCGTATTATTAACTTATACTTATTAATGAATAATATTTTAACGTAACGGATTATAATTATATGCCACGTTTAACCCCCGGATTAATTCAGTCGAATATTGAAATACTAGAAAACCCTGAAATGCAAGATTTACGCGACGAGGATATTCGTCGGGATTGGATATATCACGGCAAAATCCGTGATGTTGTTTTAGAGGCCCTTTTTGAGGAATTTAAAAAACCGGAATCTATTGTTGAATTAAATCAACGGATGATTCCAATAAATATCGTCCAGAAAATTGTTAACAAATTGAGCATGGTTTACAAAACTGCCCCCATGAGAAAGTCGGCGGACGGCAACGAGGACGACAACGAATTAATTCAGGTTTACGAGGACGGTTTAAAAATAAATCGTTGCATGAAAACAGCTAACCGCCATTTTAAATTATATAAAAGGGCGCTGGTTGAAATATATCTAAATAAATTCGGAATCCCGAGTTTGCGAACAATTCCCCGCGGTTCATACGAGGTTTTTTCTACTTCGGCCATTGACCCCCAAATTCCCGATACTGTTTTAAAAATATTGGCATGGGATCACGACCCGGCGAAAAGAGTTTATGAATGGTGGACGGACGAGGACTTTTTAATAACAAACGGCAAGGGCGAACCAGATTTAGGAATGATGGCAGCAATGGGGAATACTACGGGTTCCAACCCTTTTGGGGTTTTGCCTTTTACTTATATCAACGAATCGGATACGCAATTGGTTCCGCTTCCGGACGATGATCTATTAAAGGTTGGGGTTGCTATTCCTTTATTGCTATCCGACCTATCGTTTGCGAGTAAATATCAAGCGTGGTCAATGATTTACACAATTGGAGTTGATGGGGAAATCCCTATTAATCCTAATTCGGTTGTTAACCTTGAGTTTGGCCCGGACGGCGAGCGCCCGGAAATAAACCAGGTTAAACCCGAGGTTGATATAGATCAAATGCTTAGAATGATTGAGGCGGTATTGGCCTTCTTGTTATCAACTAAATCATTATCCGCGGGTTCAATCCAAGGGCAATTGACAACCAAAAACGCAGCGTCGGGCATTTCTAAAATGTTGGATGAATCGGAATCAATGGAGGATCGAGAGGATCAACAACAATATTTTGTTGATGCCGAAAAAGACGTTTGGACGAAACTCTCCAAAAATCTAATTCCATTCTGGCGCCAACGCCGATTATTGAGCGGTAAATACAACGACGAGTTTTCCCCGGATTTTGAAATATCAATTCATTTCCCCGAAGTAAAAATTGTTAAATCGGAAAAAGAAAAACTAGATGAGGCCGCATTTAGAATTGAAAAAGGTTTTTCAACTAAAAAGCGCGAATTGAAACGATTAAATCCGGGTATGTCGGAAACAGAGATTGACGAATTACTAGCGGAAATTGAAGAAGAAAAAGAAATGGCCGCCGCCCGAATACTAGAATTGGGCGAACCAGAACAAGACGACGAGGACGACGAGGACGATGGCGAGTAAGGTTAAATATGAGATTGATTTAATTCAAGTATTTAATCGGGCAATGTCCGGACGCCCCCGTGCGGTTCAATCTAAACTCAGGGGCCTAATGAATAGCGCGATATTCAAACAAAAATATGGCGAGGCCGTAATTGACGAGATTGCGCATAGGACGGAAAAGCGCCGGATTGATAAAAACAATTCGCCCTTTTTTAAGCCATATTCAAACCGATACCAAAATAGTTTGGAATTTAAGATTTATCAAAAATCAGCAAACAACGTTAACCTGAAATTAACCGGGGAAATGCTTGCTTCGATGCGGGTTGGGAAAACCAATTCCAGGATAATTAAAATTCATATTCCCGACCAATTCAATAACGATAAGGCCCATGGCCATATTAACGGATTAAAAAGGCGATTCGGGGCGGTTACG